GCTGACTTCAGAGAGACCAAGTTGATAAAAGCGTCATCTTTAGTTGCTGCTGTGGGATCTGGGCTAATACCAGACGTGCTTACTGTTACGGTATAAGTTTTATCAAAATCTATCTCATTTAAAACTAATTGAGCCGCAACGACAATTGTCTGTTTTACTCGCCCGTTAGAGTATGAGTAATTTGTGGAATCAAGATCATTTATTAAATACCTGACTATAACAGGCATGTCATCAGTCCAAGCCATTGGATAACCCCTCTAAAAAAGATCTATTTCTAAATCACCAATATTAAACGAAAAGGTTTCACCGGTCCTGATTGTAGCGGGGGTCGTTAGTTTGCCATGCATTAAAACTTGACCAGTGCCTATTCCAGATTTATTACAAATGGCTATACCAGACATGAGACCCCAAGCGGTGTTGGAGCATGCCGGAAAGCTTAATTTACTAAGATTATTAGTAAAACCACTGCTGCTAACTTGCCTCCATGTTGCGTCAGCAGGAGATCCTAAATTATATCTTTTATACCCATTTGAAACCCCGGCCACGCCACTAGCTATTTCTGGAATAGTAGCTCCAGTTTGGTGATCTTGTGGAACTCCAGAACACAACGCTATAGCTAAATTACCCGGACTAGCAAAGCTATTGGTGTTACCTCTGAACAAAAAATTTATCACACCCGATTCTAAATAATCAGATATTCCTGTCATATCTATCTCCAGAGTGGCATATACTCAATATATTATACACCATATCCTTATAAAAAAACCGCCCCGTGATATAAACCACGAGACGGTTGTAAAGGCTTTTGGCCAGCCTTAGAAGGATCCGAGAAGGACTCGGCGGTTGTCTAGAACGGCAAAGCCTAGCTCGGCCCAACCATAAAGACCAGCCTTCTGATGACGATGAAGGTTATCGTCTTCGAAGATCTGCACTTCTTGCTTCACAGGCATGATGAAAGAGTCTCTGTTGCCAAGATCAAGTCCGACAACTAGCTCTACATCACTGCCTTGAAGGCTTCCGCTTAGTGAGTTTACAAAGAAGTTTTGATACTCCTGACTCTCACCAAGCTCGTCGATGTCGTGCAAATTAACTTGGAATAGACGAGTAATTCCACCATCAGCGGCCATGAAGATCTCGCGGCGAGTGATCTCATCAATTTGATCCACCTGCCAGTTGCGAATATCTTCTAGGGCTTCAGGACTAAGATACAGGTCGCTTAGCTTACTACGGCTAATCGAACCCGCGTTTCCGCCACCGTTACGACGCATGACAGTCTTCATCAAGGAAACTAGACGCTTGGTGAACTGACCAGCAGTTGCATCAGCATCATAAACCATGATGTTACGGTCAACTCCAGCGGCCAAAACAGTGTGCCAGCCGTCATCATTCATCTTCTTGACGAATGAAGCTTCCAACACCTGCATTGCGCGACCAACAATATCCCATCGAGCTTCACGAGCATAGCGAAGGAGCCAGTCGATTGAAGCGCTAACGCTGTAGGTCGGGACCATTACGTAATCGCCCTCAACCTGACGTTCTGGAATACGGCCATGGCCGGGATTGGTATAGGCGACGAATTCATCTTCTTCGCCCGGAGCAAGTAGATCAAGCGGGAATTCGGATGTAGTACCCGGTTCCATGACTACTCTCTCGAAAATGTTACCGAGAATATCGCCAACAAGAACACCCTTACGAAGAGGTTGTTCGAGAGCCTTGGCGATCTCGTGCTGCGCCTCTAGGGCAACAGACTTATCATTGCTACCAGACTGCTTGAGCAATCCAATGAACTGCTCGTCTGGTCTCTGTAGTGAGTTCGACATTTTTAGTTATCTCCTATATAAGGCTTACTGGTGCGTTTGGTTAGGAAGGTTAATTGAGACCTTAGCATAACCGTCCTCGTCCTTGATGGAGAGGAAACGACCAACAGCTAGGTTGGTTGGCATGCTTCTATCAAATTGACCCTTGGCGGCAGTAATAACGCTTGAAATGTAACCACTGTGGTGTACATAAGCTACGTTACCTACGGCAGGTGTGTCGCCGGGGTAAATTTTATCAGTGACAACCCAACCCTGCGTAAGCAGAGTGACCTTGCCACCCTTCTGAATCTCATCCTTATGCCAGTTAATATGCTGGCGAGTCTGGTCAAGGTTGACCATATCATTCAGAAGTAGGCCAGCGGGAACTGAGCCTGAAGGCATTGCCTTATAGGTTACAAGAGCCTTACTACTATCCATCGCTGCGCCTGAGCCAGCAGTGGAAAAAACGGCAACACCGCCTCTAGTCGCTACTTCATTCATGAAGAAAGAGATATCGGTTTGCAGTTCGTGACGATCAGCTTTAAGTGCCATGTTTATATACTCCTAGTTAAAGATACTTTACTTTTGGATGCTAGCTGTTGACTTAAGAACATTCTTACTCAGCCAGTCGCTTGCGGCAGATCTCGCCTCTTCGACAGAATCAGTTTCACCAGCATCAGCTAAGCTGGCTTCTTCCTCTTCTTCTACAGTTTCTAAAACTTCCGCATCAGCCTCAGTCTCTGCTTCGTCTGAATCTTCATCAGCTTCATCAGTTTCTGTAACTTCTGCTTCGGCTTCTTCTTCTTGAGTAGACTCATCTTCCGCGTCGGCCTGTGAAAACAGCGAGACAATCTCATTGAATATCTCGTCACTAGCTTCGGCAAATTTTTCGAGCTTCTCAGCAGCGGCTTCCTCATCAAGACCGGCTTGAATAAGGGCAGCTAGTCTAGCAGCCTTATGAGCTTCTGTCTTAATGGTGTCAAGTTCTGACTTGAGCGCTTCGAGTTCCTCTTGGGTTTTTGTCAAAGCTTCCGTTAGCTCAGCTTTTTCAGTATCAAAAGCTGTAGCGGCCTCTGACATAGAAGTAATTGTTTCGGAAGCGGACTGGATTTCGGCTTCCAAAGCTTCAACCTTCTCGGTGAAAGCCTTTTCGTCCAATTCTTTTAGTCGGACTTCCAGAGCCTCTTCACGTTGCTTAGCTTCAGCCAAGTCAACCTTAAGAGCATCTAGTTGCTGCTGCATGACATTGTCATTAGACATTTTATTTGTCTCCCTTATAGTGGTTTCTTCTATTACGCATGCTTGAGTAGACTTAAAGGGGTCAGTCTCTTTAAGAATTACACTATGCGGATTGGCAGGATTATTCACCAATCCTTTACCTGAAAATGAAATATTCCTAAGTAGCCGTCCTATCGTATATCCTTCATACTGTCCTTCTCCTCCATAGGCTTTAAGGTGTTTAGTTAAAAATGCTGAAGACTCGCTTCTTGTCACGATGTTATGACCGCCATCAGGAGAGACTACAGCGTAATCAAATCCTTTAAACAGACACTCCATAGAAACAAACCATCGTCCTTGTTCGATCTCGGCAATTAACTGATTTATTCTTTCTCTTTTTTCTGGGTCTGACCAGCTTCTATAAATTACAGCGCTGGTGACAATGTTAAACTCTTCTGGCATATCTTGGCTATCAGCGATGACCTTGCCATCGGCGTTCAACACACAGTTACCGGTAATATGTCCGATGATATCATTTTCATCGTGCATATAATTAAACTGTTTGTCCTCTGGAGTTTTTCTAGCAGTCCAAGTTTCCGCTGTATTAAACACGTCATCGTTCTTATTCCACCCAGTTGAAACAAGAATAGAGTTTAGGTAATAAAGATCAATTTGATCAGGATTACTTCTGGCCTGTGTGTTTAATAGCTCAAGCTTTGCCAATTCTTCATCGTTCTTTGTTGGAGCAAAGGGCGCCGCTAATGAAGAATAGGCAATGCTATTATTGGTCTGAATAAGCTCTGCTAATCCAGAATTTATTTCTGATTGAAAAATTGGCATTGTCATGTGTCTTACCTCATAGAATTATACACCAAAAGGGTCACGCAAATCAAAATTGCGTTTTATAGGTTGGTCAAAGCTCGCATAGCATAGGCCGAAGATTGAATATTACGCATTTCTTCAACCGTAGGTTGCTTGCCATTTACAGCTACAAATTCGGTAACAAATTCTCTTCGAGCCGTAGACAATTCGATATTTGTAGCGGCGCTAGAGTTTTGAAGTAGCTGATTAACAACATCAATATCCAATTCCACATAAGGCTTAAGGCCACATAATAGACAAAACTTAATATACTCAAGCTCATCCATTTGGCTTTTAGTCAAGCTTCTTATGTTCTTCTTGTCATAGTGAGCAAGTAATGCTGGGTGGACAATTTCCGCTATTTGTTTTTGAGCATCATTAGCCCACAAAAACAGATTGGTGAAATCACTAGCGGCACTTGTAGGCACTACACGCTTCTGCTTTCGCTTCTTCTCGTCTTTAGCATTCTTAGGTCTACCATCCTCTGGTCTACCCGTAGGAGCAAAGTCTTTCTGCTGCGGGGGTTGGGACTGTTGCTTTTGTTCCATCTTTTTCATTTCTCTGTCGTCCTGCTTGTCTTTCTTTTCATCCTTCTTTTCATCTATGATCAAGGTATCGCGTCTATCCTGCGGTTTGGTAAACGGATGATTTCCAGTTTCTTCGGATGGAACCAAACCCAAGTCTTCCGCCTCCAGCAACTCTTTGCCCAAAGCGATCTTCTCTAAGTCGTTCCTGTGTTGAGGATTATGATAAG